AGCGTAAATACTTTAGTAACTTCTTTTTGATCTTTTAATCCTAAATCTCTCGCCGCATCAATTAGGCAAATATAGATTTTTCCATCAGATCTTACTATGGGCTTCCCTCTACTTAGTTTTAGACTATGGCTTATTTTCCCCTTAGCTTCGTTGGTTTGATTTTTCCCATACATTGGATGTTTATTGCCAGTACGACCATAACACGGGGCCTTGTCGCCAATCCTACCGTACATTGGATTATTAGAACCAGATGAATATGCGCCTATTTTTTGTTTAATATGGATAGCTTTTTCCTGTCCATAAAGCTCTTCAAATGTTTTACCCTTAGACGCAGCATTTCTCGTAGATAAATCTGGTCTTTTTTGTCCAAACATACTGTTTTTATCACCTGAAAGACCCATTTTATTTTTAATTCCTTGTGCTCGCTTTCCATAAATCTCCTCTAGCGTTTTTCCTTTGTTATTTTTATTTCTGACAGCAGTGTCTGGACGTTTTTTGCCATACATGGGATTATTAGACCCAGATAGTACCTTGCCACCTGGAGTTCTGTTAAACAATTCAGCACCTTCACTAGTTAATTGATAAATTAATTCTGTTTCTTTGTCATACGCATCATTTTCATTATTAAAAAAAGCTACAATTGATATTATAGGGCAAAGACCCTGTTCCAGTAATTCTTTGGTCCACTGAAGATGTGGTGGGCTCCTCCTATATTTGGTTTCATAGGCTCGGTTGCCAGAACCCTTCCCTACGTATTTTACTTGATTAGTTATTGGATCTATGTGATTATAAACATAATGTTTCATACATTTAAGATTAACATGGAACAGAAAAAAGTACAAGCCTGAAAATAGGAGAATAAAATCATATGCTTAAAATAGAATTTGAATCTGTAGATGGGGCTGGTAAAACTACCGCCTTAAAGTATTTTGCCGAGCAAGCAAAAAATAGGGGCCTGACAGTAGTAGAAACAAGAGAAGTGGGTAATCCTCATGTTCCATCGTGTGTTAAAATGCGGGAATTTGTATTGGACCCACAAAGTGGGTTAAGCGGTGAATCAATGGAGCTTATCTTTTCAGCTATGCGAATTGAAAGCGATATTTGGCTTAAAAATCTTGCTAAAAGTAGTAATGTTCCAGATTTCGTTGTTTCAGATCGTGGATTTTTCTCTCACTTGGCTTATGGGTTGCACAATACCTCTGAGGTTTTTATAACTGGATTATTTGAAAATCTTATGGCTAAACAAACTTCGTTACCGGATATTGTGATCTATTTTGCGGTAGATACCGGTGTTGCGCTCAAACGTCGCGTTAGGCGCGGAGAGGCCGTAGATGTTATCGAAGCTAAGGGGGTAGGGTATCAAGAAATGGTGCGAGAAGCATTTGAAATTTATCTTTCTGAGGCCAAAGGAATTACCGTTTATGAAGTAGATGCTAATCAGGACATTGAAAATGTACAAAGACAATTGGATAGCATTCTGGATTACATCCAAGAAGGAATGCCTACAAGGTCGCATAAATAAAATATTTCAAGGATTAAAATGAGATCTGAAATTAAATTAGGTGGCAATGACAGTAAGGATAAAGTTCGAATGCTATCTAGTCAATACGGGTATTTATGGATTGGTAACGAGAAAGTTTGTTTTGGCTATATAGATAAAATGAAGGACATTAGACGGTTGCGCAATTACTGCGAACAAATAATTAAGGAACGAGGACGTAAGAAATGAAACCGAGTATGATGCTGGCCGCTATCATCGGGTGGCCTATTACAGGGGTCCTTTTAGTTGCGCTTATCTGCATTGGGCTCATTAGGGTTGTAACTTCGGACATTGAAAATAAAAAAGGCTCGGTGAAACTCACCGAGCCCAAAACCAGTCTAAGTTTTTTTAGATAATCGTATAAGCTGCACTTGCAACTACGGCATCCATGAAACCATTCTTCACGCCAAGAACCTTGATGGTTTCGCTAGTAGCGACCGAGATTGGTCCGGTATAAAGAGTGCTACTTCTAGTAGGAGTAGAACCATTCGTCGTATAATAAAAAGTAACATTACAAGTAGTCGAGGAAAGACTTACCAAATGGGTTCCCGTGTATGTCCCCGCCGGAGGCGAGAACGAAGCGGTTCCAACTTGCGAAGTAATCGGGTTAATCGTAATGTCAACCGAAGGCGCAGATAGGGATTCGTTCATTCCAATTAAATTACCATTGAGCGCGGCAAATACATCGGCGGCAACCGTATTAGCAGAATCGCCAGCACCGACTGTAACTTCGATTCCAGTAAATCCACCAGGGGTTGGGTTAGTATTGCCAGTACTGATTGGAGTAAATACGCCAGGCGGAAATCCAGTAACGCTAGCGGTCGGAAAAGATCCGACGTTTCCGGTAACCACTGTAGAACCGGTATTGGTCACTCCAGCTGCTCCTAAGAGACCGTAAGAACCTGCGACCGGCAATAGCGGTGCTAATTCAGCATTTACTACAGCTGCAGCACTTAACGTAACCGCTCCAGATAGAGCAATCAAGCTACCATTGACAGTTCCGCCCAAAGTATCCGTAACACTTGCTTGTGCAATGATGTTACCTTGGAAGGTACCGGCAGTTCCAGAATTGATGGTAGCAGAGCTGCCAACGATCCAATAAATATTTTTTGCAAGTGCACCACCAGAAAGCGTCATAGTAGCTGCGCCACCGGCACCAGTAGTAAGGGTGCTTGCCGTGATGATAACATATACTCCAGCGCCGTTAAACGTCATTGCTGCAGCGCCAGAACCCGCTAAGCTAGCAGCACCAGTACTATAAACACCAGGGGTTAAAGTCTGGCCATCGAGAGTCGCGCTGATAGGCGTAGAAGTCATGGTTGACAAAGTAGTATAAGTAGAATGAGCATCTGTCTGAGCAGCAGAAGCCGAAGGCGCGGCGCCAGTCACGTTGAACCAAATAGCGTATCTATTTGCATTTCCAACATTGGATATCTCGAAAAAACTACCAGGTCCAGAAGTTGGGAATGCGCTTCCTGCAGGAAACGTGAGATGAACTAATTGTGATGCACCAAGCGTTTCAGTTAAACTAAAACCACCAGGCATCGAAACGTTTGCGGCGGGACTCGTACTGAGTACTCCGAGAGGATTCGGAACAATATTGATATAGTTGTGCATGACTCGCTGAGCGGCGAGAGAAATTCCACCAGCTATATTATTAGCTACATCACCGGCTACTCTTTGGCTTGCAAAACCATCAACCATATACTGAATATCTTTGATGGAAAGAGATTGATTGCCAAGAATGGCTGCCTGAATGTCACTGCCGACTCCGTCATCGTCCATAGCGATTTGTAGTCGTCGAAAAGTATCAGGGGAAAGCGTGCAACCGTTTTGAATGGCATTAGCCAATTCATTACCAGCAGATACGCTGGTTAGAGCGTCTTGAATGGAAATAACGGAATTTTTAGATAGGGCCATGAAAATCTCCTTAAGGGTTTCCTACATGGTGAAAACGAATATTCAATATAAAGATTGCTTGCGTTGCGTTAGTTTATTCAATAAGGTATGTATTATCAATACCTTTGACTACTCGGATAGGTTCGCCTGTAACTATGCGATAACGGCCATCTACGGCTGAAGCATTGACAAATAGACGATCCATGAAGTATTGATGACCCCGGCCCTCATGGATATGACCAAAAACATGCAATTTTACCTGTGTTTCCAATATCTTATACCATAAATCTTGGCATCCAACATATTCATTGTGAAATGTTTTATCTAAAATGTTCATTGGAGGCCCATGAGTTATTAAAAGCTCGGTGTCGTTTGGGATAAGGTCCCAATGACGCTTTATTTTTTCGCCTCTTTCGCGGTTAAAAGCCCACGCACAAAACTCAGGCTGAACCGGCGAACCCCATATTTTGATACCTTCTACTTCCGTACCAGAGTCATTGAGCAGGATAATACCACGACGTTCGCATTCCTCACGACATACTTCTGGAGTTTGCTCGAATAACCAGTCGTGATTGCCCGCCACCAGTATTTTATGGGTATATTTTTGAGCTTCAAACCACTCTAGAAAAGGCATCACTTCTTTTATGGTGCCACGATAGGAAATATCTCCGGCATGGATGAGGATATCCCCACCTTTTGTAATAATTCTATCGTGTTGAGAATGGGTATCAGATAAAAGGTCTATTTTAAGGCCTTCCAGCTCTGTTTTTGAGGTAGTATCGTACATATCTCTACTATATCTCTACTATATCATATTTTATTGGACTTTTTGAGATTTTCTAATTTTGGAAGATACTGTAGATTCCACGGTACGTGAAGTCCTCTTGCTATTTTCCCTCTCAGAGGAACGATGTGATCTACATGATAGCCAGGAGGACAGTTAATGTAAATGCGCGATATTTCGTCTAATTGCTGTTCCGTAAGCCATTTAGGGGTGGCCTGTATTTTCATAGCTCTATATCTTGCTGTTCTAGCATTCTTTTGCTTTTGATTGCGTTTATCGTAATTTCTATGTATTTCCAATTTTCTTTTTGGATTTTTCATTGCCCATTTGGCTGCGCTATCTATGTATTCTTGTTTTTTCTCAACATATCGTTTTCTATCCCATTCCCTTACAAGTTCTGGATTGTTTTCTTGATAAACTTTTACTCTTTTTATGATGATTTCTTTATTGTCTTCATAAAATAAACTATAGCAGTCTTTGCAGGCAGATACTAATCCGCTTAATCTATTGTTGTTTTTGTGAAATTCTTCTATGGGTTTCCAATCGTTGCATTTAGAACACTGTTTTTTACCATCCACAATAGGTTGGTGATTAAGCCATCGTCTAGCTAGTGCTGCGGCTTTATCCGTTTCATTAAGCACAATGTTATTTTTTTGGAATAGTTTTTGAAGACTCGGTTTTTTCATTCCAGTTTCATGGATAATTTCTGGAATACTTTTACCTGCTAGTCTCATTTCTATCGCTTTGTCAGTTATTTCTTTAGTGTACTTGATCTTACTCATAATAATATTATATCACTAAACTAAAGAAAAACAAGAAAAATAAAATAAAAAAGGGTCAACTGCCTAGGCGGTTGACCCTTGATTACTTAACTAGTTGTTTAGACTAGTAAATTGAAGGATTATTAGGAGCTAACTGGCCCGTGATGTTCTCAAGTAGAACGTTCTTGCGGGGTTGATAAGCTGCAAGTGATAGGAAGCGGAAATGGGCCTCGGGGAGTGATAAATCACTAACCGCAAGCTTTAGCTTCGAATACGGAGCTAGCTGAGCGAATCCCATCGTGTTACCCTGAACTAGGTATCCAGTGACGGAACCAGGTTGACGGTTACCAAGGTCGATGAAGGTAGCGCCAGTGCCTGCGGCATTGACCGTGACCTTACCGATGAACTTAGCTACTGCACCAGTTCCATTTAGATCAGAGCGATATACGTTGTAGTACTGAGCTGCACCGCTAATGACGAGCTGTACCTTATCTCCAGCCGTGACCGCTTGGGTCTGAGCTGCAGAAGGATACGACTCACCACGCATCGAGCATGCCGTAACATAATACGCATATGAACCAGTCTGGAGCAACGAACCCGCTGCACCTGCATCCGAAATCGAGAACGTCGGAGCTGCAGGACTTCCGCCACGAGGACGGGCAGGAGCAGTTTTTCCAGAGAGGAAGCGAGAGGCTTCGAGAGAAACCACTGCACTGGACGTCCATTGCGTTCGCAAATGTGCGCCAGTCGCTTCTTGTGCGCTACCAGCGAGCATAATACGCTCTTTGGCATACGCGATTTTGTTATAAGCACTCAAGCTGATCGGGTCTAGAACCAACCGATCTGCTGCGCCCATGTTCATTGCTGAACGAACCGAGGAATCCTCGATAACGGACTGAGTGAGCGTTCCACCAACCGACAAGATGACGGTCTGGTTAGAACCAAATTCTGCGAACATAAGATCCTGCGTGTTCAACTGTCCATCAGACTGACGAACCTGTTGATCAAGACCGATCATGTTAGGCAACTTTGCAACTGCAAGGGGGTTACCATCGAAGACGCCCATGTTGGAGAAATCAGCTTGTCCTCGGAAGGAATCAAACTCGATATCGCCAGCGAGCTTCATCGCGGCATCTGCTGCTGCTCGATCTTCGGCTTTAACGCCGTCGAACGCGCCAATCATGTTTGCGGCAACGGTAACTCGACGGGTCGTACTGTAGTACGCCATCGGAACCACTGCACGGACATAATTAGACGTGTCTTCTTCGCCAATTCCACCTTCGAACTGGGCGGAACCACCAAAGATACCGTAATCCAGTTGTCGGTTGAATTGATGAAGCTGACTCTTCACGTCTTTAGACGGAAGCATCTTCTGTAGCTTAATGTGACTGTCATCAAAAGTAACGTTGTGCATCACTGGTGATAGATCTTCTACCATCAGAGCTGCGCCCTGTGCCAGCTGTCCTGGAGCAGCATTATAACTGCCTGCTTCAAGTGCCTTCATTAGTGACTGAAGTTGTTCAATCATTTTAGTTCTCCTTTTAAATTTCCAACCTACTTGAGCAGGTGGCTAATTCCCTTAATATCGTTGCTTCCGAGATAGAAAGCGTTAATTGCATCTCGATCTATCTTGCTAGTCTTAGGGTCTTGCGACTTGGCCAACAATTTAGAATCAATTTCTGCCTTTTGTAGAGGCTCACCTTCATTGGTGCCTTCGCTTTTCGCGATGACATCGAGTTCAGTGAACGCTTTTGCTGCCGGAGCAGGTTTCTTCTCAACCAACTTGGTTAGGAAGGCTGCGACGCCATCAAAGTTTTTCTTAATTTCTTCATACTTAGCTTTAACTTCACTAAGTTCAGATTTAAGCAATTCCGTTTCGGTACCCTGTTCAGACTTTTGCATTTGAACTCCCTGTTCCTTGCTAGCTGCCGATTTTGCACCAGGTGTTTTACCAGGCGCCTGTAGTTCTTGCTTCCCGCCGTTTCGTCTAGCGTGCTCAGACTTGTTAATCTTTGCGCCGTTAGCATTACTGGCCGGAGACTTAGGCCCGAGAGCGTCGTTAGGTTCTTGACCTTCAATTCCGCCGTTTTTCGGATCACTATCTAGATTTGCACCCTTAACTTTTGGCTGAGGAGCATTTCCAGAGTGATTGCACATCTCGGACTTTTGAACTTCAGGATGCGAATGACTGTCAGGAGCTTGCTTGCCTTCAGCACCATGCGGTGCTTCGGCTGCGCCGCTCTCTACATCTCCGCATTTAGCCATACTTGCGCATTTCATGATTGCATCATGGTGAACTTTTCGTTCACCTTCCGACATAGACATGTACATCCTGTGAAGATGTTCAAGGTCTTCGTCATCGTAATCATGTTCAGGAGCTGCTGCTTCAGCAGGTTTTGCTTCAACAGGAGCGGCCTCTGGCTTTGCCTCTGCTTCGGGTTTCCCCTCAGCTTCTGGCTTTGCCTCAGGAGCGTGCGTTTCGTCTTCCTTTTCTTCAGGCTTCTTTTCCGGCTTTTTATCGCCGTCTTCTGCCTTAGTTAAGGGAGCTAACGCTGCTTCTTCGGCTTTCACCAAATGGGACGTAAATTCTTTCTCGACGTCCTCGATAAGCTTTGTAAGCTGTGTTTCTGTGTACTGCATGGTTTAACCCTCCAGTCCAACAGATTACGGATTTTTCGTCGGCCAATATAGCTCGTCTAGCCAGACAACCGGAGTTGCTGCGTTTACAGAGGCTGCGGTTACCGCAGTTCCATTGGCAACTTCTTTAAGTTGAAGCTGAACACCCGTCTTAATCGCTTCGAAATTAATCGTTTCGAGATCCGCACGCGTAGGAATCGGGGCTCCACCAGAGGTAAGCTCGTATCCAATCTGCATTAATTCGGGGGCATATGCATAAAGTTCGTTTCCGAAAACATCTTTCGAAACGGCATCTACGCAAGAAATCTCAATATAAACAACGGGATTGCTTTCTGCAAGGCCAGCAGTGGCGTTATACAGAAGGATATACGGCCAAACTGCGCCGTTAGCATCGGTATAAAAACCCTGTTGAAGGGTATTTACGCCCGTGTTGTTCTGAAATCGATTTTGAAGCTTGTTTCCAAGGTCTCTCAATAGAGCAATGGGTTTAGCATTAGAAAAGATCATTTGTAATCTCCTTTATTAGGCTCGTGTCTAGACACTTTATACCCTCACTTTTTTGTGAGGATGCCAACTTACTGATTATATGTAAATAGTTGTCTCCGGTAAAAAAATAATGTAAAAATCAATAGTTACAAAGTGAATCTCGATGTGATATAGATATCTTGCAATCTTATGAGTATGGAAAAATGCACATTTATAGATGGTATCGCTAGTAGCCAGGCCCTTGATACTTCTGGTGAAATTGTTGACCTTAAAGGGCTCGATATTAGCTCTCTTCAAGGTGCCGCAATAAACTGGGAGCATAAAAAAGATGTTCCAGACCAAATTGTAGGTAAGATAGTAGAAGTAAAGAAGATTTTTGGTAAAGAGGATTGCGAAAATCCTAGGCACGTACACTTTTGGGGGAAAATACAATTACCGTTTCTATACATTAAAGCACGCCTGTTTGATGATAAAAAACCGTCTTCGGTGGAAGTAGCGGCACTTTTCAAGGACGACGCAGAACATCCAAATGAAGAAGACATGCTTGGTTTTAGCGTTGAAGGCTCCAAAATAGAGAAACAAGGAGCCGTAATCACCCGTTCTATCGCTAGAGTAGTGACCTTGGCCCATATGCCAGCTAATAAGACTTGTATTGCTGAAATGGCACCTCCTAAGGATGCCAAAATCGATCCAAGTGACGTTAGTGAGCTTTTTAAAGGCGAAATGCAACTTTTTTCCTTTGAACCAACT